GTGCATGATGATCAGCGGTCGCTTAGGGCGTATCGCTTGCACTGCCACCCTCTGCTCTTTCTTCCGTGTTTTCCACGGTGGTTTTTTCAGTTTCATGCGTTGCCACTGGTTCAGGCTGTGGCGGTGGCAGCGGTTCAGGTTCAGGCTGTGGCGGTGTCGGTGGAATGTCGCGCACTTCCCATGCGCTGCCATTCCAAGCGACAAACTGGCCTTCGCCCGGTGTCGGTGGTTCCTCGCTTGTCGCGTGTGCAGGAATCAGCCAGCGTCCGGCATCCAATGGGTCTTGGTCAGCCATTCCTGTGCCTATTAATTGGCCCGTGGTTTCATGGTAATGGTGTATTTTCATTTTCTGCCCTCAATACTTGATGCAAGCCAGTAGCGAAACGTTTCGAGGGCGTGTCTCATTTGTTGTTCTCGGTTCTCCGTTATTTCCGTCTGGCCGGTCTCCGTCTCCAGTAGTTGAAGAACCAAAAACAGAAAATGTCCCCCCTGGTAAAACTGTATCGTAGGGCCCGCCGCCATTTCTAGCGAATTCTGTATAACCATAAGGGTTTGCGTAGTGTCTATGCCCTTGATATGCGTCAACTTGGAAACTTCCCATTGACCGCCCACCATCAGCCCCGCGCCCATCATCGAACCCTCTTATGAATTCGCCGCGCAAGTCGGGAACATTGAACGTTGTCGAGCCATCCCCGGCACCATAGGTGGTGCCAATGGCAAGAAAAAGCGCCGCATAAGTGGTGCGCGAAATTGCCGCGCCGTTTGCTTTCAAGAATCCAGCGGGTGCCGTGCTTGCCGCGAAATAGGCCACTGTTCCGGCTTTAATGCCGCTTTGTGCGTTGGTCACGGGCATGGTCAGCCCTCCACGGCCACCACGTTGGCATTTGATGCCAGCGAGCCGATAGCCGTAATTGCCGCCGTGGGTGCGAAGCCTTGGCACTCATACGAGCCGCCCGCCGCAATCTTGATGCCGTTTGCAGTGGTGCAGGCCACGCCGGTCAGGTTGATGTAAACGTCCCCGCTTGCATCGTTGTTTTGAATCAGCAGGTAACGCCGTGCAGCTTTTGCGGCCAGCAGTTGGCCGCTTGCGTTGGTGACGGTCTTTTGTGCCTGCGTGAATGCGCCGTTTACATTGGTGATTGTCACATCGCCATTTGGTGGCGTGTCATAGGCTACATCGTTGCCCAGTCGGGCCACAAATTGCAGCGTTTGCGCGGTGGCACTGATTATGGAGAAGCGGTCAAACTGACCCACGCGGAATTTTTCGGCGTAGCCCTCGCCCACGCCCTCTGCCTCTGCCACTTCCGCGCCGTCCTTGTAAAACGTGACGGTCACAGGGTCAGTCGCGGCCAGCAGTCGGAAAAAGTCGCCCGGGTCATAAAACTCCTTGCGTTCGCCAGCGGTGAAAATCGTTTCAATCAGCATTTCATTTCTTCCTGTTGAAGGCCCACACAGCGGCCACGCCAGCCACTGCCAGGATTGTCATTGTCTTTTGATCGATGCTGCCCCGCGCATCGTTTTGAGCGGTGGTCAGTGCGCCCACTTGCGCCAGCGTTGTAGCCTGCGATGCTTCCAGCGACTGGCCCGCGCCGGTGAAAAGCTTGTCAGCCAGTGACAGCAGTTGGCCGAATCCTTGGGCGTTGCTTGCATCGGCCACACTCACGGTTTCCAGGGCTTTGGACACAATGCCCGCATCCAACGTGGTGTTGTTCACGTTGACGGTCGATTGGTCGCTGGAAATCCCGATGCCTTCTTGAATTGCCAAGCGCTTGTCTGTGTTTTGCGTGGTCTGGTTAGATGACGACGACGAGCCGCCGCCGCCGCACACGTACCCGCCGCCCAGCTTTGCGCGGGTGGTCGAGTCTCCCAGGGGTTCGCCCATTGCATAGAGTTCACGCCGCGAAAAATTCATTTTTGTATTTCCTTGAAACTGACAATCTCGCGGGCCACGTAACCCATGCGGGCCAGCTTTCGAGCCAGTGCTGGCTGCGCCGTGTGATACCGGATTGTTTTGCAGTTGATGAACAGCGATTCAATGGCAGGCATACATGATGCCGTCAAGTCCACCCCCGGCAGGTTGCCAGCAGCGGCCACAATCACGCCTTCATCCCCGCCCGGCAGGCAGTCCACGCGAACGACGAAGGCCCCCACGATGGTGCCAGCATGCTTGATGTGAAACAGCCGCGCCCCGCCCGTTTTCACTTGGTGCCGTATGTTGGCAGGGGTGGCGTGTTGCACTGATAGCCCGATCAATCGCTCAGACTCAGTGCACCACGGCCCCGGCTCAATGGTCAGCGTTTGCGAGTGAAGCGCCATACAACCAACAGGCCAGCGGCCACCAGAATGTAAGGCATGTATTCGCTCAGTGGCTCGGTTTGGCTTCGGTCGCTTTCGATCGTGCCGCCGCCGAAATTCACATTCCAGCCCGACGAATCAAAACCGACTTCTCCACGCAATGCCGCATTGCTTGGGCCTCCAGGATTTCCCAGCGATGACCCCAGCCCCTGCGCGAACGATGCACCGACTCCCAGCCACGGATTTGCAGCCGTTGCGCCGGTTAATACTGCATCGGATGCCATGCGCTTAGTCCTTCATGAACAAAAACAGCATGACAGCCCCGCCGATCAGCAACAGCGTCCCGGTGGTCATACCGGCGACAGTTCCCGCGCGGGGAATCGTGCCGGGTTGGCCTTCGGTGTAGTAGCCCATTTCGCCCAATTGCTCCAGGCGCAAGCGCTGGAGTTCATAGGGTTGCGTGGTCTTTGTATCGACCAGCTTTGCGGCTTGGTCTTGAAACCATTCTTCCCAAGTTGCCATTTTGTGGCCCCCTTTCCGAACGGTTTACAGGTTGCCCAGCGGGTCGAGGTATTCGACGTACACCGTGCCGGTGTCGGCCGCGCCGAAATCGAACAGCCATTCGAGGCTTCGCGCATCGCGGGTATCCAAAGCCTTTTTGATGTTGCCATCCAACACAAAGTCGATGGTGTACACGTTGGCTTGTGGCACGCGGCCCGCCTTGGTCTGGTCGAACGAGTTTTCAGCGGTCACCGACTCATGAACCACCAAGCCGTCTTGCTTGACCGTTGCGCCGGTCAGGTTGCCGCCGTGAAACACGTGCAAACGCTTGATGATCGATCCGGACTGAGGGCCAAACGGCACAGTTACGGGCAAGCGGCCACCAGTGGCGATGTTGAACGGGTAGCGCAAGATTTTGGAAATCAGGGGCGCGAAGGGGGCCGCTTGGCCTTGGTTGTCCTTTTGCGCTGCGCTTTCTACCAGGATCGGAGTCAGCACGGGGGCGGTGGCACCTGCAATGGTTACTTCGGTGGTGATGTTCTGGATACCCAGCGATGTATCGAAGGCACCGACCATGCGGTCGATTTCCTGGATCATCGCGTAGTCGGCAAATTGCACATCCAGGAAATTTGCGGACGTGGCTTCACCACGGTAAGCGTTGATTTTGTCCAGGTCGGAGCCGCTGCCCTCAATGATGACCTTGCCGTTGGCCTTGACCTTGACCAGCGACAGCATGGCCTTTGTAAGTGCGGTGCCGCCCAGCTTGACGCGGAAATTTTCCAGTGTGCGGCCTGCGGTGATTTGGTTGGTGGCGGTGCCCGAAGCAACAACGTTGCTAAAGGGCAAGCCGTAACGGGTGAGTTTTCCCACTGCCATGATGTTTTCCTTGTTTCAGGGGTTGATGACGATGGGATTACAGCACGTCTTTGACGTAGGGCACGCGCTTGGCAATCACGCCAGCGGCCACAGCCAAAGCGCCAGCCTTTACCATGCCGTTGCCGTATTTGTAGGCCGCGAACAGGATGCCGCCAGCGATGGCGAATTTCATCAAATCGGATTGGTTCATGTTTTCCTCAGTGGTTGAACAGTTGCACATTTCAAAAGCGCCGCGTCGAATCGCTGACGCTTGCGTGGTGTCTATTGTCAGGGCATAAAAAAACCGGGCACAAGGCCCGGTAAGGGATACGGGCGTATCCCGGCATGAAACCTCAAAATTTCAGCTTGCCGCGCTCGGTTTTCCCGGTAAGGGCATCGAGCCTCACAAATTCCAGCGGTACGAGCCCGCGCAGTTGGTCAGCCTCCACCCCGGTTTTGCGGGCCAGATACGCCACATCATCCCCGGATGACTGGCGAAAAATCACGAAGTCCGAAGCGTTGCCCACAGCGGTTTTGTCCGCTTCGCTCCAGCGCTGCGAAATGGCCCATATGGTGATTCCACGCTTGAGCCCCCGCCTCAGCAAGATGCCCCAGTTCCCCGGCGCCTTGCTCGGTGTTGTCACATCCGCGAGTTCTTCCGCGATCACGTCCAGGGGCTCCACGTAGCGCCCCGCATACATGGCACAGCCTGCGAAGAAATCAAATTCGGCTTGCAGGTTGCCCCCGGCCACGTATGCCACGCGCTGCGGCCCGCTTGCCGCCGCCGCTTTGAGCAGGTCGGCCCGCCGTGTGACTTTGCGGAAACCCGGCAGCGCCGCCCATTGGTCCTCTGGATCCCATGCGAAGATTCTTTTGAGCTTTGCGGTTTGCTTGCGCGTCCAGGCGGTTTTGCCGCTGCGCGATGCCCCGGCGATGACGTAGAGCCGCCCGTCTTGCGTTTTCATGCTTGCGCGGGTGCTGGTGCCCCGAATGTCACGGTTTTGGCGCCCACATCGGCCACGGGTGCCGGTGCGCTCAGGTCAGGCCCTGCCAGTTGCTCGGGTGCCTTGTCCTTGGGCTTGTCCTTCATGGATTCCATGGCCGCAAACGCGGCCAGCGGTGCCAGCGAAAACGCCAGCCGCCCCCAGGGACTGCGCAATAGTTCCGACTCGCCCAGCCCGTAATGGTCGAGAATCCCGGCAACGCCCTCGGGCACGGGTGCCCAAAGTTCATCCGGTGCCTTTTGCAGCGCGGGCACGGCAAAGGAAATTAGGGGCTTCAACATGGTCACAGCCATTGCCGCAAGTTGCAGGCTTGCTTGGCTGGGTTGCGCCGGTTCTTGCGCGGTGTCGGTCTGGCCTGGCCCCGCGTCTGACTCATTGGCCGCGATTTGCAGCGCCGCGAAGTCGGCGGCTTGCTCGGCCTGCATGGTGTTTTCGGTGTCGCTCATGTCCTACCCCCCAGGATTGCCAGCGCATCATCAAACGCGCTGCGCGTTTTTGGTACCGGTGCCGGTCCCGTTACAGGCTTGGCCTGCGGTGCCGGTGCCGGTTTTTTTTCTGTATCGGGTGCAGGGACAGCAGGCGGCATGGCCCACGGGTAACGCGCCGCAAATGCGGATACGCGCCGCTTGTCGCCGCCGATTCTCATTTGTTGATTGCATTGGGCCTCGCAGTAGCCAAACGGTTCGCCGTTTTTGTCGTGCGTGATGCGCATCCCGGCTTTTGTGCCGCATGTCGGGCAGTCGATGTGTCCCAAAATGTTTTTGGTCATTTGTCGGCCCCGGTGGCGCGTTTGCCGTGCTCGATCATCCACGAAGGCAACGCGCCCAGCGCCTCGGCCTTGAAAAGCAGGCCGCGCACTTCGCCTATGGCGCATTCCCGTTCATCGATCAGCGACACCAGCGCGGCCCGTTGGGCTTCAGTGCGTTCGATGATGGCTTGCATCTGTTCGATGATGGCTTGCATCATGTCCAACATGGGCCCCATGTACGCCCCAGCCATTTGGCGGGTCATAAATGGGGCCTTTGCCCATTCTTCCCGCATCGTTTTGAGTTGATCTTGTAATTCCATCGCTCAGTCCTTCCGAACAGTTATTGACACGAGTCCAAGGGCCCAGGGCTTCGCCCTGCGCCTGAAAACCCACCGCGCCGGGTGCGCTATCGCGCCCGGTGCGCTGAATTCTCCAGCGGTAGCGGCAGGATTGATGCATGTGCCCCCGAACCACTTCCAGCACGCCTATTGGGGCCGCTTTCGCCGTTTCCCCGTAACGTGTCAGCGCCGCCTCATACGGTATCTGTAACCGGAAATCCCACCGTTCACCGTCCCGAGTGTAAGCCACACGCAAGGGCAAGCATTTGCGCTCAACCGTTGGCCCGCCCATGGCTTCCACGTAGCTGCGCCAGTTGCCCGCGTCCGCTGCGGCCCGCGCCCGCTGCATGGCCTCGCCGTGGTCGTCGCTCTCAGCGGTGCGCCGCAATTCCCGCCACACGCCCACGGGTGGCCCGCCGATTTGCTGGAATTGCCGGATTCCCCACGTGCTTGCCCATGCTTCGATTCGGTGGCTCGGGGTGATAGCGTCATAGTCGCCGCCCTCAACGTCCCCTTGCACCTCATAGCCGCCGCCGTCGATGTTCTTTGAAACGTATTTGGCGATATAGCCCGCCGCCGTGCCCTTGGCCGGGTCGATGCTCACGAAGTCCACCCGGTTTTTTTGTGCCCCGGCTTCGGTGCCGTCCTCGCGCAATGCGTAGTCGCGCACCACGGCCCGCATGGCCCCCACGTGGCCCGCGTCCATGAACAGCAACAGGTGCCAATGCGGGCACCCGTCATGGTGTGCCTCAGTGATGCGAAACCCGTACACGCGCACGCCTTGCCGGTGCAGCTTGGCCCGGATGTTGGCCCACAGCTTGGTCAAATATTGCTGCGCCTGCCTTGGGGTAAACCCTGCAAACTTCGGGTTTTCCACTACGCGCCCGCCCTCGGTGCGCTTGGGGTGGTATTTGCTCGGGCAGGTGATAGTCACGAAGTCGGCCACGTGGCCTAGGCCCTGCGCGATGTGTTCAAAGCCTTTGATGCGGGTCATCAGTTCCCCGCGCCGAATCCTTGGGTTTGCCACGCTGCGGGCGGCGAGTTCGGCCAGCTTGTAGATTTCCCCGGTGTCCAAGTTCACCGCGTCTGTGCCTTCCAGCGTGTCGGCGTTGCGCTTGCGTTGCTGCGCCCTGCGCTCCACGGTTGCGCTGGATGCGTAAATCTCGCCGTGGCGGTGGACGTAGCCCAAGCGGATAGCCTCGGCTTCCAAGTCGCGGGCCTGCGTTTGGCGAATTTTACGCCGCCACCACAAATGATCTGTCATGCGGGCAATCGCGGGCCCGTCTTCCACGTGGTCGGACTTGCCGGGGGCATTCTTCGGCGGGGTGATGCCGTAACGGGCCACGAAGCCCGCCAGCCTTTCGCGCAATGCGCCTTTGTCGGTGTACACGATGCCCGGCACAATCTCGGCCAGTTGCATGGCCTTGCCGGCCTTGGCCCGGGCCATGTCGCAGATTTCCGCATCGGTCAGCGTGATGGGCACGCGCAGCGCCTGCATGCGCTCGGTGGTTTCCAACAGCCAAAGATTTGCCAGCCGTGCGGCTTCGCTTTGCAGGCTCCATGGCAGCGCGGCGGTGGCTTTGAGCTTGCCCGCGTGCATCCTGCGCACGCGCTCCCGCCATGGGCCGGGCACGAAGGCCAGCCGCTGCGCTTGCCACGCATCAGGGCTTGACAGGTGCATCAATCGCCCCGGCTTTGTCGTTCAGGTATTTGCGCAGGTCTTTGACGCGCCGCGCGATCAGTTCCCGATACTCAGCGGCCAGCACGTCCCACGGGTGTTTTGCCAGCAGCGGGGACACGCCCGCCACGTGGCAAAACAGGTTTCGATCGCGCACGGTGGCTTCCATCCAGACAATGCGAAACTGGTCTGGCTTGGTGCCCATGATGGCAAAGCATTTGTCGAGCTCCTCGCGTCCCTTGGGGCTCATGCTGCGGCCCTCGCTGCGGCCAGTTCGTTGGCCTCGCAGGCTTGCTCCAGCGCGAAGATCAGCGCCCCGGCTTGGTCGGGTGTCAGCAAAATAACAACACTTCCGCTTTTTGTTGGTGCTGGCCCTGCCTCAATGACTGCAAGCCCGCCGCGCGGTGTAACAGTCACTTTGTCGAACATTTGTTCTGTCAGTTTGATGGTGGTTTTCATGCCGTTTCCTTTTTGTTTTCAGGGACTTGAAATGTAGCACCACGGGCCCGCCCGCTGCATTTATTTTTTCAATGGCGTTGATAGGTTTTGCCTATCGGTGCACCATGCACAGCAGGGCACACGCGAAGCCGCCCGCCGTGCGCTACGCGCCGCCGATGGCCGCGCCCCCGGCATGGGCGGCAAGTGGGACGGGTGGCGGTTTGTGGATGGGGTGTTGTGGTCGCCCGATCGGGTGCCCTACACGCCCGGCGATTTGCTGGCCCAGCAGTTCGAGCGCCCGTTGATTCGCTCCCTTGAAAAGCAGGTGCGCGAATACGAAGCCCGCATTGTCAGGCTGACTCAAGCCGCCGCCGCCGTGGACAGCGCCGCGAATCAGTCCAACACGTGGCCCAATGACCCCGCCTCACGGGCGTTCAGTGCTTTCGGTTGATCAGCGAGTCAATGCGCTGGTGCGCCTGGTCGGCCGACTTGGCCGCATGGTCTGCCTTGATGTGCAGCGCGGCCAGATCGGCCCGGATGGCCGCATACGCCCCCACGCCTACGCCCAGCACAGCAGCGAGTTGCAAGAGCATTTCCGCCATGTTCACGCGCTTTTTTCAGGCAGGAAAATCGCGGCCAGTCCCGCGATCCCGCCCACCACTTGGCCCAGCAGTTCCACGGCTCCAGGGGGCAGGCCAAAGATCAGGCCCAGCGCGGCCACGCCCGCCCAGGTTGACGGCTCACGGACTCGGTTGATGATGTTTTGCACGTTCATGGTTTGCCTCACTTCCAAAGGTATTTAAGAAAGTCCACAGCTGGACAGTCAAAGGACGCATCCCACGTGCGGCCCTCGGCTTTGGCGCGTTCGCATGCGGTCTGGTTGGTTTGCGGGATGCCTACGGCCTCGCCCACGCCCACCACGGTTCCGGTGACGATGCCGTCAGCCAGATCGACGGCAGCGGCGGCCGCGCCCTGCGCTGCGCCCTTGACGCCTTTGGCCGCCACGTAGAGCAGCGCGGCCACCACGGCAGCGCCCGCCATGGCATAAGTCACGGGGATGTTTTGCAGTTTCATACCGACCACTTTGGCGAAGCGTTGTTTGTCCAAATCAGTTGGCCGTTTTGGTAGTAGTTGCCTTGCGGGTCAATGGCAGTCCCGTCGCTGAAATATCGCCAGCCGTTGCCGAATTGCCCGCCTGCGGTGTCGAAGATTTCCGAAACGGCTTTGGCCGCGTTGCCCAGGGTGGCACTGAGCCCGCCCGATGCCGCGCCGGTTTTTTTGTTGGTGTTCACGATCAGGTAAACGGCCACAGCCGCCAGCCCCAGCGCAATCATTTCCTCATTTTTCATGGTGTGACCCTTTCTTATGCCATTGGTACGTCTTGAACTTTGCCCACCTTGAAGCCTTCGACTTTCTCCATGGCGGCCAGAATCGAGCTTCGCTCTGATGCGGTGTATTGGTTCATCAGCTTGTTCACCCCACCCACAGCGGCCAGCACAATGCGCTGATACCACGCGGTGTTGTTTTCGCTCGGGGGTGCATAGCGGGAAATTGCATCGGTCAGGCTGAGTCCCTGGTACTTTGAGCCTTCAAAAATCAGTTTTTCCTTTGCCCGTTTGCCCATGGCATAAGTCGGGAACACGGCAAAGCGTCCATCCGTGCCAATGGCTCCCATTGATCGAGAGTAATCCCCATATTCGATGTTTCCCGGGTTGTTATTGCGCCAATTGCGCGCCCCGGTGAGCTTTTGCACGCTGCCATCAGGTCGGCGAACAACCAGGAAACCCGGCCCGGCTTCGACAATGGCGGCAATGTCGTTTCCGCCAATTAAGTTTCTCAGTTCATTCATTGCATTTCCAAAAGTGGTGGCGATAAAACCGCCTTCTTCTTCTACGGTTTCGGTCGGTGTGACGGTCAGCACATCATCAGCGGTGACGTTCAGGCCATCGCCTTCAAACAGCGTAAAGCCTTCGCCCTCGCTGGTGTCGGTCTGGTCGTTTTGCGAGTATCGCCACGCGGCATAGGCCAGCAGGCCAGCGGACAGAATCAGAATTTTGTTTTTCATGGTTTGACCGCAATGCAGAACATTTGCGCCACGTTGCGCGGGCGCGATTCGCCGCCCCCGCTTGATTGGCTGGTAACGGTGACGTTTGACCCCGCGCCGGTCAGTACGGTGGTGCTGCCCCCGGTGAGCATGTTGGTGACGCGTGAAAACATGGTGCTGTGCGTGTGCGCTTGGTTCTGGTCGGCTTGCGCCGTTCCGATGCCGCGCCCACTGTCCACGCCGCGCCCGTTGTCCCAGCCGCGCACGAATTCGCCGCGCAAGTCGGGGATTTTGAACGTTGTCGAGCCATCGCCCGCGCCGTAGCTGGTGCCGATTTTGCCGAACAGCCACGCAAACACGCTGCGCGAAATCGTCGCGCCGTTGGCTTCCATGTAACCGTCAGGCGGTGTGCTTGACGGGTGCATGATGATCAGCGGTCGCTTAGGGCGTATCGCTTGCACTGCCACCCTCTGC